TTGTTAATAATATAGCCCCCTCCGAAGAGGGAGCATATATAAAATTTGGATTAGTTTATACCCATAAGAGCCCATCCAGTAGTACCATCAATGTAAATTAGTTCGAAGTTAGCAGTAGCGTCATTCAATACTAAGTCACTAGTAGAACCTTGAATAGGTTGTGCATTACGAGCGATAACAGTGTCAGTACGACCTGACAAGTTTACAATCTTTACCCAAGCTCCAACAGCTGGAGAAGCAGGCAAAGTATAAGTTACAGTTTGTGTAGCTCCAGGAATAACACGAACAGCGTTAGCAACTAGAGTTTGGTTAGTGTCAGCAGCAGAAGTAGCAGTAACATCATAAGCAATAGGAGCATGGTCAGCTACACTAATGTTAATCTGGTCACTGTTAGAACCGTCAGCAGAGATTTCAAATTCGTCAGAGAAGTTAAGTACTCCTAAGCTACCAGAAGTAGAAGGAACAGAAGTCTCGTTTAATTCGATAGAAAGATCATTGTTGATAGTTCCACCAGTCATAGATATACCTACACCACCTATTACATTTACGTTACCTACCTCTCTCCAGTCACCAGAAGCAGAAGCTCCAGCAGAAGATTGGTTAGTTCCAACGTAGATTAAAGATACAGTTGCAGGAGTTCCATCAGCATCAACAGTAACGATAGCAATATCCCCTTTGTTGTACTTGTTAGTAGATACTGCGTAGAATTCAGTTAAAGAAGCAGCTTGAGTATCTTCGTTAGAATCAAAAGCAAATGTGTTTCCAATTTCAATAACAGGAAGTTTTGAAGATGGAATGAGAGATACGTCATCTCCTTTAGCCCAAGTTGATACTTGTGCAGCTCCAGTTCCGAAATCATTTGGATCTAGTCCTGGAAAAATAGTTTTTAAATTTGGCATAATAAATTGTGTTTAACTTTGACCGATTATATTCCAGCCTAAAGTCGGGTTAATAAATACTAGACTAAATGAGCTCGTCTCATCGTCTAAAACTAGGTTGTCTGAATAGAGTCCATGCAAGATATTTCCGTTAAGTTGTATCTCGTTAGTTGTCTCTCCAGACAGGTTTGAAACGTGAACTACGTCTCCAGGTAATGGGTTTGCTGGTAATGGCATTAATAAACCATCCATACCCGTAGGTATAACATTGGCAGTATTAATTTCCAAAGATGAATCTGCGGTAGATAAAATCTTTACAGATACAGACACATCGTTAGTCTCTGAACTACTAGCTAATGCTCCTGAAATAAGAGTATACTCAAAGCGAGAGTTATCAAATACTATTGCAGTATCTAGTCTGTAAACGTTGTATCCATCTTGAGTAGTTAAAATATACTCTTCGATATCGTCCAGTCCTAAATCATTCTTAATACCAGTTAAAGGGTATTCACTATCTACTAGTATGTAAATATAGTCATTAGAGTTAGTATCTATTTCTACTTCCACTCTATTAGGTACTACATTATTAAATCTACTAGTCCATAAAGTTACGTCAGTTATCTGAGCACTTGTTATGGTGTCTGTAGTAAAAGTGCTTATACGTGGAGACTTAATGCCTTCATACTCTGTACGATAGAAAACTGTAGTTGTTACAGCACTATCTAAAGCAGATTCAAATGTTATGATAGACGATATAGCTACCAAGTCATCACCACTAGATACAGTTGCTACATTTCCAGATATAGATCCATCACTATCAGAAGCTAGTTCATATGTTACACTATTAAAAATCCAGCCATTGCTAGGTTCATAAGTTGTAGGCATAGTTATAGTTCCTGAGTCATGTAACTCATATTGTCTATTTATAGGGTCTGTATTAAATCCAGCATACTCTTGAGAAGGATTAGCTATAGGAGCAGTCATAGATCCTATTTGCTCCATACGAACTTTAAGTATAACAGTACCAATATAGAAATCAGTTCCCATTTCATTGAGTTCATCTATATCTACACTCTCTACGGTTTGTATGTATATATTAAATCCTTTACTTTCTAAATTTAGATACTCATCATAATCAACATCTAATATTCTTTGCACTTCAGATACCATTGCATCTCTAGACTCTCTAGTGTCAGCATTGATCTCTGATCGTGTTACCACCTTAATTCCTACAAAGTAGTCATAAGAGCTTCCCTGTGCAGTCACAGCGACCTCTTGAATATCATTGCTATCTATTTCTACGCAGATATAAGGATAAGGTGTATTATCTACAGGTTTACTTTGTATAATAGTATTCCATGTACTTGGTATGTAAGGAACGGCAGCAGTTCTAAACTGAGCTCTTAATCTTCTTACGATTGCGGTTTTTAATTGTGAAGTTCCTAACATTATATAATTCTTTCTAAGATTAATTCAGTAGTAAACTTGAAGGCTGGCTGTAGCATATCTACAATCTGATACTTATATTCATCACCTTCACGTTGTACAGTGTGGTCTTCAGTCAGTGCCTCTACGTCTCTAGCATCGCACATAACTCTCTTTACTTGTACAGATCTATATCTACCCATATAATCAGTCCTTACACTAGGTAAGTCTTCTACGCATCCCCAGAACTCTATATCGTCCTGTGCATTATATACTGGTAGACCATCATCGTCATAGGCTTGGTCTCCTTGAGCCCTATTAGATCGAGCAATAAAATACTCCTCTCTCTCACCTATATTCTTTTTATCGAACCCCATAGTAACCAAATACTTTAAAAGGTGATAAGAAGCTTCTCCAATTCGTAGTAACTTTTTCAGTTCTAGAATGATAAAGTTCAGCTACTAATGCTAATATTCCTGGTTTAACTAATGAAGAGTCTAATCCACTAGTAGTATAAGTTATAGCAACTTTACTAGCAGAAGATTGTTCAAGTTTAAAGAGGGGATTATCTAGCCCCTCTACAGTATAATCTGTATCTACAATCATAGTTACACCATCAATAGTAACAGAGTCAACTGTACTGATAGGTGAATAGCGAAAGTTAATAGGCTCGCAGATCTCTGCGAAATACTCTCGTCTTTGTTTTGATACGATGTCACTGTTAAGATATCTTTCCGCACGTATTCTAGCGTTCGGAATAATGCTGTTAATATAGTCATCATCTCTAGTGTTAGTTATACGTAGATAGTTTTTAACTTCTACTAACGTAACAGGTTCTGTAATGCCTATAGTACTTATAATTTGATTGTCCATTTTCTAAGGTTTTATATCTACCTGGGGAGATTAGTTAATAATAATATAGCCCCCTCCGAAGAGGGAGCATATATAAGTTTAGAATTATGCGTTTAATGCAAGGATAGCATTAGCAAAAGTTCCATTTTGGATAGCGTCTACTTTACCAACAACAAGAGCAAAACGACCATAAACTTTTAAGCTTACGTTGTTTCTTTCCCAGTCATCACCAGTATAACCCATCTCCATTTTCATACCTTCTCTAGTTACGAATTTAACTTCGCTTCTATCAAATATGTAAAATTCACCAGCAGCAACAGCAGGTACTTCAATTAGCTCAGCTCCACCTAAGAAAGAACGTACTTTTCCAGTAGCGTCTACAGTAGATTGTAATTGGTAGTGACCATCAGTTCCTTTGATACCTTGTAATTTAGCGATTAAGCTAGGGTTTACAAATACAACTTTTTCACCAACAAAGTTAATTCCTTTGAAAGATGCTACAGCAGCATTGATTACATCGATTTCATTAGCAGAAGTTCCGTAAGAATCAGCAAGAGAACCAAAGAAAGTCTCAAGAGCAGCTTGATCAGAAGCAGGCTTCCAAGTAGAGATACCTTTAAGAGCATCTGCTCCACCAGCACCACCAAGAATTTGGCTATTGATAGTATCAACTAGGTAACCTCTCATATCTTCTCTGAAGTAGTTTTCTAAAGCAACAGTATCAGCTAACTCTTCACGTGGCACAGTAAGAATGTGTCCCATTGTGATGTAAGGAGTTTGTTGATCAGCTACAGAAAGACTAGACTTTCCGAAAGCAGCACCTTTAAGTTTACCAGCACTGTTATCAGTTGCAGCACCTGCAGAGTTGAAACGGTAAGAAGTACCAGTTCCAGTTTTAGCTGAAAGAAATGCAGCAACAGTAGATTGGTGTGGGTTAAATTCGATATCAGATTGACGATCTTCTTTAGAAGGAGTCGAGTCAGCAGCAGCAGAAGCAGAGTAAGTACTAGTGTTCTTTACTTCGAAAGTTGCAGTTGCGTTTTTAGATTCCATAACTTCTTTAGAAGCTGAATCTAACCAAGATTTTAATTCGTTTGTGTTCATAGGTTCAGTAATTGTGTTGATGTTTTTAACCTCATTTGCAAGGTCATCGATTGATTTTTGTACTAGTTCAAGAGCAGCAGTATCTACTTTTCCTTCAAGTACTTCGTTAATTTGTGCAGACTTAGCTTCTAATTCGCTAGTAAAGTCTACAGTTTTTGCTTCGATTGCATTGTTAGCAGTTTCGATAGCTTTAGCTTCTAAATTAGAAACTACTTCTTTTGGATCTAAGTTTTCCATAATAAAAATTAATTGTTTGTTAGTGCCTCAGTAAGGGCGATTAAATAGTCTAAGTTAGTTGGATCTTCAGGCTCTTCTATAATCGGCTCAGTGTCGACTTGCAACGGCTGAGTGACAGATTTATAAAGTTCCGCTAACTTAAGGATTTCAGCCTCATTCTGAAGCTTCATTGATTTCTTGCCAATTTTCTTAGCAAGCGATTCAAAGCGTTCGATTATTTCCTCTCGGTTATCTTCGTTCGCAATATTCTTTACTTCTAAAAGTTTAGCTTCTGGATTCATAGGAATAGCTACAGGACTGATCTCAAATAATTTAAGTTCAGACAGGTCTCTACCACCATGATTATTACTATCTCCTTTAACTACAGCGTAGCCAATTGAGAAACTATCCACAACACCATCTTTCATAAGCTGCTTATATTCTTGAGCACGCTCTGTTTTAGCTAGGTATCCTTTGAATAGCAATCCAGTTGCATCTTCTTTCATTTCAGTAACTCTTCCAATAGGTTTATTCTGGTCATGATTTGCTACCATAATAACACTACCTCCGTTTTCAGAGATAGTCTTATTGAATGCACCCTTTTTGATTACATCGCCTCCTCGGTCAATGTTGTCAAAGATTGCTCCGTATCCAGTTATTTCACCTTCTACGTTTAACGTACCTTTGACTTCAAATGTTTTAAATTCTATCATTTCTTATCGTCTTTTTTAGGTTTGTCTTTACCTTCTGTTACGTTTGCATCTGATTGTCCATTAGACTCACTAATCTCTTCGTTATCTCTAACTACAGCTTGAGTGAAACCTAAGTACATATCTTCTCCTGTAAACTCACCAAGTTTAGCTACGGGGCTTAAACCTGCCATAGATCTAGCTTCATTGATTGAAACCATACCAGCAGACTGAGCAATAGCTTGGAATCTTACTAGCTTATTCTCTTGTAAAGCATCTATATGTTGTAGATCGTAATCTATCCATACATCGCCAAACTGAGGAGCTAGCCAAGAATTAAATCCATTCTTTAGTTCGTCTAACATTGGAGTAACACAGTTTTCCCATAACGCAACTCTAGCTTCTTTACCATTCTGATAAGTTGAATCTTTCAATCCAATTAACTGAGACGGGAAGTTTAATACGTTACAAATATCCTGTGCGGATTGTTCTAGTTGTTCAAATAACATTAAAGCTTCTAAACCACTTGATACGTCAATAGAATCTAGGTTAGCATCAATAATTGGAATGTTACCAGTATTGTTGTTACCTTGTGCTTGCTTCTGAAGTTTATTCTTAAGCTGGTCTAATGCTTCTGGAGAGAACTCAATCTCATTGTCTTTATTGACAAGGATCTTTTGTGCTCCTTTGTTTTGCTGATACCATAACAAACTCTGTTTTGCGTCATTGTAGATCTGTATAGAATCTAATGCAGCTCTAAATGGAGATTGTCCAAATAGCCAGTTGTCAGATTGATTGTAATCAGGATTAGCAGAACGCATCCATAATACATCACTAGCTGGAATC